AATGCGAACAGCGTCGGCGCGAGGCAGCGCAAGGAAACGAGTCAGAGTCATAGTCTGAAACTTGATTCCGCGCTCGGCAAGAACGTTAGAGATGCAGCAAAGTGAGAGTTGCATACTGGTTAAGTTACGCAAGAATGTGCTTCTGTCAATAGATTTTTTTGATTATTTTTTCTTTCCTTAGCTATCGCTTTAAGTTCTGACCGAGTGACTAATTTTAAATTTTCTCTACGGTTGTCCATTCTGTTGCCATTGATGTGGGTTACGCAAAATCTTCTGCTTCTTTCGGGATTCCATCCCATTCTGTCCGCAATTTCCAAATGAACAGCAAACAAAAAATCCTGTTGGCATCTTAGGTGCAAGAATCCGTCATCATTTATCAAATCGGCTAAATGCGACCTCAAATCTTCATCTTCTGGAGAAAAAAAGATTTTTGATTGATCAATATTTTTAAACTGCCTATTGAAAAATTTATTGTGAATATACTTGTATCTAGTTGGAATGTAGTGGCCCATTTTTTTTATTAATTAGAAGTTAACTGTTCGATTTTTAAATTGTAGCAGCTTGACGGGAAAACGTATTTGTCTCCTCTGGGATCGGGATCGAAGTCGCCGCCCTTGAAGAATGTGGCCTGCTCAAAAAAATCTTTCTTCTTAATGTAGCCGAGAATCCAGCCCCTGCTGTAGTCTCCAAAGATACTGGTGAATAGGTAGTAGTCGCATTTCTGCTTAGTGTTGTATTCTTTCACCGTACAGTTGTACCAAGGCTGCGGCACAACGTTGCGCTCTTTGGATTTAATTTCAAATAAAAATAGCTTGGGCGAGATCCAGTCGAAATCGAAGCTCATATCCGATACGATTCTACCGCCCCAAGTCTTCTGAACCATAAGGTCAGACAATGCGGCTATCTTAGTTCCGTGATTATTTGTGTCCGAATTATTCAAAATTGGAACTTGCGCGGCTCTTTCCAAAGCCTCGCTGATCATATCTTGATTTATTTCGACCTCAATCATTCGTTATTTTTAAATTGATAAAAGTAGTCGTAGTTGTCTTCTGCGACCCACTTGCCTTTACCCTCACAGGTGAACTCCCCATCAAATACCTTCCAGTCGGGCCTCTTGTCAAGCTTTTTGGAAATAAAAGCACCGCCATCTTTCCAGATCACTCGGTTGTTTGGCTGTAGGAATAGCTGATTAACCGCATCACCTTTCTTATTCTGTAGCCCCCAGATGAGGTGGCCGCACTTGTGGCCCCCAGCCATTTCAGAATAGCCGTAGGCAGCGTCAGGGTTATCATGCCAGTCTATCGTGAATAGATATTTGCCCTCAACCCATTCACGATTCTTCAACTGCACTTCCACGGAAGCGTTCTTGTGGTACTCGTATCTTGTAACCGAAAGAGAGTTGGAGAAACAGTCCCAAAGCTGCAACCAATCAAGCTCAAACTTGGAATGTTCTGGGTCTTTGACCAGATAATGAATCGGCACTCTATCGTGTCTTGACCCAAACTCCGTCATAATCTGGAACATTAGGCACCTTCTGGTTAAGGAGGTGATGCCGAATACTTCGCAGGGGATATACTCTGTATTTTTATTAGTATTATTATACAGAAAGTCGCTCTTGAGGTAAGCGAAGAAAGTCGGAATGTTTGAGTTAAGGTAGGGCATTGTAATAATTTACAACCTCTCCAACTGTTTTTCCGACACTAGGAATACATTTAAAAGAATCGTACTTTAGCTGGCACTGTTGTACTCTGAACTGCTGAAGACCAGACTCGCGAACGTAGTATTTTAAATTGCCCAAACACTTTTCAGCGCAGTCGCCGTCAACTACTTTTAATTTATAATCGACGCTTCCGTTTCTGAAAGGCTTGTGCCAGCGATTCTCAAAATAAGAATCTATTAAAAATATTTGAGTGGTTGTCGAGCCCGCCAAGATATACATTCCAGTATCGAACGTAACGTAACAATGAGCCTTGTTCATCAAATGCCAAGTTTGGCTCAATGAACTTATTTGGCCGCAAAGATTTAATCCTAGCTTTACATCGAGTTGATGGTAGTCGCCCGCCCCTTCAAGAACAACAGGAATATTATTTGCGTTCAACTCGTTCACTAATTTCTGCCAGCCATCTTTGCCAAAGTCTCTATCAACTCCCCGCTTCGCTGGTGTTATCAATACATACTTATTTGGCAAATTAGTGTTCGCAAATGGTTCTGGGTAAAATTCTAGAACCCTTTCTTCGTCAAGCAGTTCAAACCCAAGGCTGTGGGCGATATACTGTTTAATATCAATATTAAACCAGAAAGGGTTCTTGTTTCTTAATGGAGCAAAGAAGTAAGGGTTACCGTCTTGTATCTTAAAATTGTAACTTGAGAGATCAAAGACTGCGCCAACATAAGGATTATTTCGGAAGACTTGAGGATGCTGGGTGATGATATCAATTTTAGAGTTAAATGTTTTGCTCAGTTTTTTTACTACTGGCAAAAAATGCATCGTATCACCCAAACCGAACCATAGCGGCTCAGTGGAAATTGTCGGTCTCTCGTACAAGTTAAGCCTTCTTTGAGCCACGGACCTTTTTGCCAGTCTTGTTCTTAACAAAAGCTTCCATCTGCTCAACAGTCATGATGTCAAGTTCAGTGGTAATGTACTTGTAAAAGTCGGGGAAGCATTCCTTCAGCATCTTGAGGTTAACTACGCTAGAGTCCATTGATGGGCGGTTAAAAGAATTATAAAGAATTCGGATAGCCGTCTCGTCGCCTTTGATTACGGATTGACGCAGTTCTGGAGACAAGAAGAACGAGATGAAACATTCTTGTAAACTGCTGGTAATCATTTTCACGCCAACTTCGTACTGCTCCTGCTGTGAAAAGAACATATCAATAGGAATGTTCCAAGCTAACATCGGCGTATTCTCGTAATGGATAAAAATCTTTAGGTTCTTTTCTTTGATCTCGGCCCAGACAACTTCGCCAAGATAACTATGGCAGACCTTAAAAAATTCCGAGATGCTATCGCGGACTTTATCGTCAGCCTCAAGCTTGGTCATTTCGCTGGCAGCAATCCGTGTCGCGTCAATGATGGCTTTTTTAAAATTCTTTCGTGTGATCTTGCGATCAAGAAGCGTTTCAAAGTCTGTTTTGACTTTCAAAAACTCTTCGTATACCTTATCTTCCTGCTCTTTTAGTGTCATCATAGTTGGTTTTCGTGCTTATCAAAATATGGTAAAATATCTTGGGTAATTTTTAATAGCCATCCACAGGAAGTTTGCCAGTGTTCCATCTCACTGTCCCACATGTCCTTCATTCGGCTTACTACCCGAATAGAGTCGTCCTTGTACAGAGTGACTTGTTGACCAGTTCTGCCACAGATCAACTGGTCTCCAAACACGTTGAAGGTTGTATTTATTTTGTACCTCATTGTTGTAAAACTAGTCTGACTTGGCATAGGTAAGCTTCTGGACTAACCGAGAACCAGCCTTTAATTTCAAGCTCTTGAGTGAAGAAACTCGTCTCATTAACTTGAATCTCGCCCTCAATGCCGAGTTCTGGCACTGAGATTAAAATATAGTTATTATTTGTAATAACCTTTGCCTTTGACAAGAGGTCGATTTCATATTGCTTTTTGACATCGACTCCGAGGTGCTTTGCTGACTTTTGCGTCAGTTCAATTCGTCCTTTGAATTTCATAGAAGAAAATCTTTTATTTGCTTGATTGCGGTTCGTTTTTCACTAATCGCCTGATCGAAGAATGTCTGTTGATACATCAGGTTTGTTTGAAAAGCAAGAGATTCTGCATAATTAGCGACGCCATTTTTCAGTTTTTCATTGTCGATGATTAGCCGCTCGGGAATAGTGTAGCCGCACTTCTGGATAGTGTTGGAGCAGTCGGCATCAAACAGCATCACAACATCTGCCATCAGAGCCTCGTAGAAGCGGTTAGCAAGGAAGGCATAGTTCTTATGAGTATGCTCGTCTTCCATATAAATGGAGTATTTAAATTTGCGAAGATCTTCGTTGTTTTTCTGCCATTCAAGCTTCGGCATATAGTTGCAATTGCAGCCAAGAGCTTGGAATTTTTTCCAATTCTTATTTGAAGCAGAAAGAAACACTCCTTCAGTTAGAAACTTTTTAAAGGATTCGGCTCGCCATTTGCGGTAGGTGCCGTAATAAATTACGCCATTCTTTTGCGAATGATCAACTGGTTTTCTGTTCTCGTCCATAATCAACGAGTTCAGATTAACGGTCAGCCACTTATAGATAAAGTCGTTAAGTTTTCTATTTGCAATATTCTTGTTCAAGATCCAGTGGCGATATCCTTCTCTTGGATTATTGCAGATCATATCGTACACTAAGCCCATATTGACTACGCCCCAGCGTAAAAGCTGATTGTCTTCAATGTCATGATCGTTTACAAGCCAGATATACCTTGCCTTGGGGTTCTTCTCTAGAACCTGACGATAAGGTACATGGGGCATATAAGGCGAGGCATAGCAGCAGATGATGATATCGTACTGCTTCTTTAATACTTCTGGTAGGAAATATTCGCCATCAAGAAGATCGGCGCCAAGAGCATTCTTCAAGATTAAGCTATTTCGACAATGTACGATGGAAGTGTCGCTATAATCCTCTGCCAGCGGTTTACGCTTGCTAGTAGCTTCAATAATCAATATATTCATTAGATTGGGATAAGTATTTAAAAATTTCTTTAGGCTTTTTCGAATTGCCCTTGTTCATTAGAATAATAAATCTCTTTAAAATTAACGTCATTCAGAAGCTTTTGGCAGTGCTTGCATGGCTTACCCATAGCAACTTTATTGTTCCTGTCAATACGAAATGTGACTAAAGTGTGCCTTGAGTGGTCGATATTTCCCGATTTGATTACGGCACAAGCCTCTGCGTGTAAGCCGCTTCCATCAAAATAACCATACTTTTGGTTAATCGGATGTGATTTCTTTGAGTTGCGACCAATAGAAACTATTTTGCTTTTGTTTAGGATAAAGGCAAAGTGACGACAACGCAATTCGATGTCGTCATAGATGATCAAATTTCTGGCAAGATTCACCAGTCTGCTTAAATTCATTGCTATGAATTTAAACGATGCTTGAGCCCTTGTCAAGCTTTTTCGTTCGAAAGTGTCAAATAAACCTCGTCCTCATTAAAAATCTTTTTAAATCCAATTGATTTTAAAAATCTGACATAAACTTCAAATCTTTTTCTCTTCTTCAAGACATAGGCATAGATAACATCGAACGGCATCTCTTTAAGTTTATTTGAAAACGCCTCGTACATCTCTGAGGTTTGAAGAATCCTAGGATTTGAGAAAGCGTACAGGAAATCGGCGCTTTTACTGGTTTTTGCCTTAAAGATGAAAGCGGCGAATATTTTATCATTTGAGCGAAAAACAAATGAAAATCTAGTATTTTCCTGCAAAACCTTACTAATTTCTTCGATAAAGGCTGATGGAGAAGATATAGGATTCACTCCAAAAGACGACTGAGCTTGAATTGCCATTTTCATCACCTCTGGAATATCTGCTAAGTACATCCTGCTAACCTCAAAAGAATCTATTTTTATCTTGCTTTTAGGGTCCATCGGTGTAATATAATCTAAAGGTAAAAGGAAATGTCAAGGGAGTCTAGTCAAAAAGTAAATTCTGAACTATTTTCATTAGAGCCAACGGCTCTTTTGGAGTTCTTCGTTATTTATTATGATTACGTCAACACCCCTGACGATAAACTTTACATTCACGGCGGAACTAATGGAATAAACAGTTCGATATATTGGCAAGGTGTTGAGTATCTGCCGTTTCCGATTCAAAGCTCTGGCTTCGAAAGCAAGGGCGATGGCAGCTTGCCAAGACCAAAGCTGGCAGTTTCTAACCAAGACTTCTTTGTGTCTAACTTAATTAGGCGTTACAATAACCTTGTTGGTGCCAAGATTGTTAGAAAAAGAACATTTTTAAAGTTTTTAGATAACGCCAACTTTGCTGAGGGTCGAAACCCTTACGGGTCAGCTGACGCTACTGCTGGTCTAGAAGACCAAGTATTTTTTATTCTAAGAAGAGCTAGCGAGAATAGGGCGGCAATTGAACTTGAGTTGGCTTCACCGCTGGAAATCGAAAACGTTACTTTCCCAAGAAGAACTGTAATGGCTCGGTATTGCTCGTTCCATTACAGAGGCAATGGTTGCAGATACATGGGTCCACCTGTTGCTGACGAAAACAATTTGAGACTGACGCTGCCGACAGACTTAGACCAAGGATCTCTGGTTAGGAGAAAATACACTACTCCTTCAGCCGTATTTCCTCTCACTACTGAAGCTCTGACCGCTCAGATAGCAGCTGCACAGTATTCGTCAGAAACTTTAGCTACTAGTTTTACTTTAGAAAATATTGATTTGTATTTCTACGAATATCTTGGCTACTTTAAAGTGGACTACGGTCAGGGAGGTACTTATGAATTCCAAGTAATCGTTAATGATAGCGCAGAATTATTTATAGATGGAGTTAAAATTTGTGCTTATTATAAACCAAGTTCCAGCAGTGGGAATAACACTGTGAGCGGAAGTGTTACTTTGGCAGAGGGGTATCATAGATTTGTTTTTAGATATTATGAAGCTAATGGTAGCAATAGTGATCAATTTTTGAATGTGAACTACAAGGTTCCAAATTCAAGTAGTTTCATAACAATACCATTTACAAGATTTTATTACGATCCAACTGAATACGGGTCTTTAACTTCCGGTCAGAGATTCTTTTCTACTTTATCTATTGGCAAGTCCATTTCTTTGGACAAAGATACTGTGCTGGGCGAAACATTTGCTGGGCGCTGGCAAAACGGCACAAACTATCGTATGGGTGATTATGTTTATGTCGAAAACCATAACATAAAAGTATCTAAGCGCGATGTTAACGACATCCCAAATTGGGAGCCTTTGCAAAGATTCTATTTCTGTGTCAAGAATCACACCGGATCTCCTGCCAAAAGCCCGCTGTTTAATAAAGAGTATTGGGTTGCGGACCAATGCTCAAGAACAATCGAAGGCTGCAAAATGAGATTTGGAAACAAGCCCTATCTACCTTTTGGCGGATTCCCCGGAACAGAGGAGTATTCAATTTCATCCTAATATGAAATCTATTGTTGAGCACGCTAATACATCTGACGCTGAAGTTTGTGGATTTGTTCTGGTTGAAGGAGGCGAATTGACGAGTGAGCCAGCCAAGAATGTAGCTGTATATCAAAATGATATCTTTGAGATTCACCCGCTCGAAATTTTAAAGAAAATTAAAACAGGGAAATTGGCGGCGATCTATCATACTCATCCAGACTCTGCCGAGCTTGAGTCAAAGTTCGATCAATTTAACTGCGAGAACTGCTGTATCCCATTCCTAATCTACAGCAAAAAGTCTGACAAGTTTAATCTTATTTTGCCGAAATCAATTCACGTTAGTAAAGACTACGTACAAATCTTAAAAAAGCAATATGACTAAAGTTTATCTTTACGGAGAATTGCGAAACAAGTTTGGGCATGAATTCAATTTTCATATTGGGTCTCCAAAGGAGGCTTTGTTGGCGATTAAAGCTAACAAAAGAAACTTTGATTTAGAAATAAAGAGGCTAGCTGCAAATGGCGTTCATTATAGAGTTGTGGTTGACGAAGAAATTATAACCACTAAAGAGCAACTAGAAATAACAAAAATTCCAAAAGAAGTTCACATCATTCCAATCGTTTGGGGCGCTGGCAAAAATGGAGTCTTGATTGCAGTTGGAGTTTTAGCTATAGCTTTTACCGCTGGTGCAGCAGCTGGAGCTTTGGGACCGGCTCTTCAAGCAGCAATGTTAACCACAACCACGACTGCTGCTGGAGCTACTGTTACATCTCTCTCAGTGCTAGGGTCAGCAATGATGGGTCTTGGAATAAGCCTCGCGTTACAGGGTGTTATGGGTCTGCTTTTCCCACCTCCAAAACCAGATTTCAACCAAGAAGTTCAGGCTGGCGGCAAATCTTATCTTTTTGGCAACAAGCCAAACAATGCATCTCAGGGACAAGCTGTACCAGTTGGCTATGGGCGGCTGAAAATCGGCGGCTCTCAGATAAGCGCGGGAGTAACTCACCACAAAATGAACATGGACATCAAGCAATTGATGGCTCCTGTTAATAAACCGATTGATGATTACACACAACTTGAATTCGAAAACGAAGCGCCAGATTCTACTGATGGGTTGATCCAAGATTCGTTCTCAACCAATCAAGCGGTAGATATGAATGATACAATTTCATTCGCCTCTGCTACTATTTATAATTCTTACATTGATATCATATCTAAAAATGCTTATAAAGTAACTTCCAGTCCAGCAGAAGTGTTAGTTAGAAGAGATGGCGAGGTTGTTTCAAATATTAATTTAGATACTTATGACGAAGATATTGAATATGAGTGGTCTCTACTTAGCGAGGATACCACGAAGAATAAAATCTATATCGAATACCCATACGCTTTCAAGAACGGTTTAGTTTTTAGAAGTTACCACCCATTCGATTATAGACTGACAAGTAATTTAGCTAATGTTCAAAATACTGGTGGAGGATTTTTCATCAGATATGCTTCTGGAGATTTGGTTAAATTTGGACCAACTCAATTTGCTAATTTACCAATTGGCACTTGGGATTTTTCTTACAATTACCAAAGCGGCGAGTTGGTAAATTATCCTACAGGAACCCAAGCAAAAACTTATTTTCAAGCCTTAAATATTGGCACCGGATTTATTGGAAGCGGAACAGAGCCAACAGGGGCCGCAGGCACCATAAGAACAGGTTATTGGAGAAAGATTTTTGAGCCGACCGAAGAAAAAATTTATAAAGCCCTTATCGCTACAAGTGGGCAACTTCCTTCAACCGGCACAAATGGTGGTAATCCTACATTTTGGACGGGCTTGTCCTCTCCTGCTAACAAAACCGAATTTGATGAGTTGATCAGCGGATTGCCACAATTTAAGTTTCAAGGTGTTCACGAAGGAATTGTAGAGGCGATGAACGAGCAAAGGGCGCTCGGCGGCACTTTAAGTGTTGATAATTATGCAATGGAGTTTATGGGATATCTTTATATCCCATTAGTCAACAACTTAAAAAAGCAAGTTCCAGATACCACTGCTGGTGTAATGTATGAAATTATCAAAGTTGGAAACACTGGTCAGTGGAGCGCAATAGGTCTAACTGGCGCTGGCGGTACGCCCATTCCGCCTAAACGTGGAATAACGTTTGTAAAAAATTCTTATCAAAGCGACGGCGACGGAATTGTTTATCCTGTTGTAAAGTACAATTTTAAAATAGACTCTGATGATGCGGCTGACTTATACATAGATGGTCAAGCTGCTAGCGTTTGGTATAGTGGTCACGGATTTGCTAATCCAACAACTCAAGCAGGAATCACTAGTATGCCTTCTACTAGTGGAGAAATACTTTTAACAGCTGGATTCCATCACTTGTATGCTAGATTTCAAGACGGGTTAGGCTCAGAGGGTATTAGTTTTTATTACCAGTACGACACTAATTGGGATAATGGCTATTCTAATTTCGTTGTAATCCCCGCCGATAAAATGAGACATAGGCCAATATCTGATATTAATTTGCCAGAAGATCAGAAATATATGCCGAGGTCTTTACCTTTACCGTCTGCAAGTATGGTTAGCGGAAAACAATATAAAATTCTAGACCTAGGTACAACTACCAACTGGGGCAGTATTGGAGCTAGCTCTCCAAGAGTTGGAACCGTCTTTACTAAGACAAATAATACGGCGGCAAATGGTAACGGCTATGTTTTTGAGGATTTGTATAATTACGCAGAATCGAAATCATCGGAACAAAATAGAGTAGTTCAGTTCTCTGCCGAGAGGCCAGTTAAAAATCGCGAAATTGATTTGGGCTACTCACATTTTGAGTCGAAATATAACTGCAAAGTCAGTTTGGATGGTATAACTTTAACTACCTCTCCGGTCAGAGTTAAAGTAAGATTCCTAGAATCAGACGTTAAGCTTAACGGTGTAAAAGATACAGCTATTCCAGTAGCCAATTATATTAGAACACAATGAAAATATTAAATAAATATAGATTCATTAGAGGCGCAAAGGGTGGAAACGCTCCAACGCCAGCACTTGTTCCGCCTCCAGATAATCAAAATGTTTTAAAGTCGATATCTATTTCAAATACCATTGATGTGCTGTGTGAAGGGCCAATTTATGGTTTAGTTGATCAATTTGGTAAAAAGATATACGGATTAGATATGTTAAAGGGAATTTATTTAAATAAAGTACCAATAATGAATGCCTCTGGGCAGTATAACTTTCGAAATATTTTAATGGAAATTAATCTTGGTACGGAAAACCAAAAGCCTTTGGTTAATTTTAATAAAGTTTTTATTTATAAGCCAGCTAATTTTAAATTGCTTGGAAAGATAAACCCAAATGATACAGATCTTCGCGCACAGGTTAATACAGGTGACCCTCCTAGAGAGTTTACTGCTTGGGCCAAGCAGGGGGGAGGTGGCTGGCCAACTGAACCTCAAGATCCATTTGTTTATGTTCATCATATCCGAAATAAAGATGTCAAAAAACTTCAGATAGCTTTCATTATAGAGCAGTTATCAGATACAATTTCAGAAGGAACTGGCTCGGGTAAAGCTGGTAAAATGGGCATGAACAAAAGAAGTAGAGTAGAGCTTTTAATAAAATATGGTATTGAGGGCGCAAAAACATTTTCTGCAAAAACTGTAATAATCGATGGATTAGTCTTGAGCCCATACGCTTATATGGTTGGCGACGAATCTTCAACCGTAAATAGTCCTGCTGGTGTAGGTATTAATCCACAAACTCTAGCTAACTCTCTGTTTAACACTGCTGGAGTACCATCAGTAAATACTTACAATGGTTCAAGAGGTGTAGGTGGAGATTCTAGTCAAGAGGCTCTTAGAAAAATGATTTATCAATCAGCTCAATAATGCCGCTTCCAAAAACATACGAAGAGATTTTAGCTCAGAAGCTAAACCCTAGAAACTATTCTAATATCCTTCCTCTTATTTATCAACTAAGAAGGAGACAGGAAGATGAGTATGTTCCAAGTGCTTTTGATAGAATAGTTTATGCATCTTTGGCTGTAGGCGAAAACTCGGCGTCTGCGATATTTGATTCGATATCTGGATCTCCTTTTTCTAAAGGAGCAGAGATTACGTTGTCTGGAACTGCAACGTACAAGTTAATGAGCGGCGCGACTCTTTTGGAGTTAAAGCCTGCAATTAAAATTACTGCTCAAATTGACATTGGAAGAAGCGGCCCTCCTGAAAGCATTCCGGCTTTTCAAGTAGAATGCAAAGGAAACGAAATCATTACCACTGCTGGAGCTACGTTGGGTAACTTTAGCTTTAAAATTCCAGCGGAAATAACTCAAAGATTATCAATTGGTAAGCACTATGTGTACATAGATGCCCATTCCCCTAATAATCCTCCGATTAGGCTGACTGCGGCTGGCACTACAAATAATCAAAGAGAGTTTACAATTCAGGCTTAAATTATAACATAATAAAATGAGCAACCAAGGTACAAATGGAGAAGACGGCAATGGCACTTATGATACTAACTTGGTGTCTCAATCGATTGTTGGTGCCGAGAAATCAGAGATAATTCTTCCTCCAGCTGTTGATGGCAAAGATAGATTTATAACAATTGAAAAGATAAGCAATGAGACAGTGAGCCCTCTTATCAAGAGAGATGTGAGTGTCGATGGCATTTACGAAGTTATAGATAGAAACTTTTCCTACCCACTAACCGCTCACCTTGGTTTGAAATTTGATTCAAGAACATTCTCTAATGTTCCCAATAGAGAATATGACGTAAAGATGAAAAAGATCAAGGTGCCATCTAACTATTTCCCACTTGGGGGAAATGGATTAGATCGGCGCTATGTATTTTCAAATCCAAATTACCCCGCAAACCCAACAACCCTTGATGTTATATTCATGGTTGACCAGAATATGGGGGCTTCGACGAGAAGCTTGCTGAGAAGAAATTTAACTCAATTTTTAAGCAAGTTGATTTCTGGCTATACTAATGTAAGAGCCTCTATCTGGCAGACAAAAAATGGTGTTAATACGGTAATTAATGAGTCAAATGGAGATATCATCAACGATTTTACTTACTACGAGACAGATTTATTTTTTGAGTTAGAGGTTCCAGATTCAGCTGGCAATAATCAAACTAATCTTTATAAGCGATTGTTTGACGCTCTTGCAGATAACTTGAAAAATAGCCCAGTAACTGATCCGGCAGAAACGACAATTGCTAACTTCTTTTTAAGAAAAAGCCAGTTTAGCATTACTGATCAGGTTGGAAAGAGTTCAGAAGATTCTGTTTTGGAATCCATTTGGTCCAATACTGTTAGAAAAGTAGTTTACTTGTCTGGCTCTACCCCAGAAACAATGTCAGGTTCAACGTATCAAGTTTTGCTGAATCATGCTAGAGAAAACTGCATACAGCTATATTATTTTTACGTAGATGCACAATTCTCTGGCACAAGAACACTTAGAGAGCTTGGTAACGATAGCGGTGGCGGCGCTTTTAATATGCAGCACGACTCTGATATTAAGCTGCAACAATTCTGCGACAACAATTTTTACGACAGTAATAAAATCTATTACGGAGACTGGGATGGCACTTTTAAAATCGCATGGACTGATAATCCTGCTTGGGTGCTGTATGATATTATTACTGATGTTAATTATGGCTTAGGTAACTTTATTGATTCTCCGTCAGTAGATAAGTGGACTCTTTATGATATCGGTAGATATTGTGACGCTGTTGATGATGACGGAAGATTCCGAGGCGTTCCAGATGGTAAGGGAGGTCTAGAACCAAGATACACCTGTAATATAATCTTTTTTAATAAAGATGAAGCGTATAAGGTAATTCAAGATATTGCGGCGATATTTAAGGGAATTGTTTACTGGAACACAGAAGGCTTCTCCTTCTTTGCTGATCGTCCTAAAGAACCAGTGCTTTACTTTGGCAATGCAAATGTAAAGGATGGCATATTCAACTATACCGAAACAGCAAGAAATAAAAGATACACATCTGTAGAAATAGTATATAACGACAGATACGACAACTTTAAAACAAAAATGGAGTTGATTGAAGATATGGAGGGTATTAGAAAATATGGAATTAATCCATTTAAAGTAAATGCAGCTGGATGCACCTCCAGATCCGAAGCAAGAAGAATCGGACGCTATATTATTTGCAGTTCAATGTTTGAAGCTGATACTGTATCGTTTATTGGTGGACTAGAGGCTGTATATTTACAGCCCGGTGATATATTCGCCGTAAGTGATGAGGTAAGAAACGTCGGCAGAACATTTGGCAGAATTTTAGATGTTGACTCCTCTGCTAATACATTAAAAATTGACGGTGAATTTCAAGCTGGACTAGCGTCAGGTATTTATATCCACGTTCCATCTGGAAATTATTCGGTTTCTGATCTAAATCAGATGACCGGAAGCGACGGAACGTTTAGCGGAACTCTTGAGCAAATTCGTGCAAGAAGACAAAAGCAAATAAGAAAATTCAATATTCATACTGTTCAGGATGATTCTTATGGATCGACTATTACTGTAACTGGAGATTTTCTGTTTCAATCGGCAAAAACAGAAGTTTATCCAGTTGAAGGTAGAATTTCTGGAGGTGGACAATTTACAGGAGAAACCGTATTGCTGGGATCAGTTTATACATTTCCAGACCACACAGTTTTAAACGGAAACCCAAGATGGGATGCAGTAACTTATGAAAATGTTACTGGGGTTTTGTCTCAAAATAATATAGATATTACTATTTCTGGATTAGCTGGAACAGGCCAGTTGATTTCTGGGGAGGCTAATTGGACCGGCATAATTTCTATGTCGGCTGGAACTATTACAGTAAACGGTTCTTCTAGAGGAACCGCGCCAAGTGCGGGCTACAGTAAAATACTGGCTCTCAATCCAGATGGATCGCTTGCGTCAGAATCTAATCCAGCGACATCTGTAATTGTAGGCACTACTCTACAAACATTTGTTGATACTAGAAGTACTGGCGACATTATTATTGTCACCTCTAGAGGTAGTGCATTTTCAAATCAAGAGAGTGTTGCGTCTATTTTTGCAAATTATGGCGCTACAGAAGTTTATAAAATTGGTAAAGACAATCCTAGTTCCGCCACTTTAGCTTATGGATATTGCGCCGCCTTTATCAAAGGCGGATATAGAATAGCCGAAAGAGCTTCTAAAAATTTAAATGATTTCGGAACATTAAAATTTACACATAGAGATCTTGCCGCTTTTTCTAAACTACGTCCGTTCTATACAGTTGTTCAAGCTGATGTTGGTAACAGACAGGAATCGGTATTCCCAGAATGGCAAGCTGGTAGATCTTATTCAATTGGTAATAAAGTAAAATTTACCAGTGCAGGAGTATCGGTCCCGTATATTTGCACAAGATCTCACGAAAGATCTTCGGAGGCTTTTGCTAGCGATTACGACAGCAGTAACGCTATAAGATCGAAATGGGCAGTTGGTAATAATTTGGGCTATTCAACAGTAGGATTTCCAAAAGATTTCTATGGGTCTTCCAAGGTTTATTTGGGAACAACGTTGACTTCTGCCCATATCGTATCTGCATTCAACTCACTTGGTATTGATATTTACGCTGGCGGTGGCACTTTAGGTCAAACTGATATTGCTAACTTAGCAGAAAGCAACGGCCTTGGATACAGTGGTTTGATTATTGGCACTGGATACCCAAGAGGTTTTTATGATCTTAGTGTAGATACGCTGCCAAGAGACTTATCTAGAGTGCAAGAGGGAAGTTTGTATGTATTAAGCGGATCTGGCGTCGAACCAAAGCTATATAAAACAATTGGAGTTAAAGAAGAAGAGGCTAATCTTTATTCTGTAGTTGGTATTGAGTACCTGAAGGATAAGCAAGATTTTGTAGAAAGAGATATGATTGATACGTCGCCTTCTGTTTATGTTCAGTCTCCATATGATATAGTGATCAAGCCAGAGCCGCCAGCAAGAATAACCTCTACAGGCGTCAGCTTGAGCGGGTCTGTACCAACTGGATTAAATATTTCTTGGCTAGCGAGCACAAGTCCAATTACTGGTTATAAAATATATGTTACTAGACCAGATTATTCTACGGTTTCAGTAGAAAACGATGTCATAGTTGAGCCGTATTTTGTTCCATCTGGAACAACATCTCTAACTATTCCTATTAATTATAACTGGGGCCAGTTTGATTTGGATGTTTATGCGCAAGGTGTTTTATACAAATTTTTATCAAATGGCGCGGCCTCAACTGGCGTAATGGTTCTTCCTCAACCAACAATCACTGTCGCTGGTTATACACTAACATCAACAATACCCAGTGGTTTTACAATTGATACTGCTGATACAAAAAGCTTGGATTATGGAGTTTATCACATTGGATCATCGCAAATAGCAGGATTAGGAAGAGGCAATTTTACTTCTAAAGATCTCACCTTCAGATGGAAATATATAGATCCAACAGGTGGAATCATCGATTCGATTGAAAAGATGCTTGAAAATCCATTCTTGGATCTTCCTCCAGACATTTCGGTTCAAGTTCTTGATGAAGCTGGGCAAGCTCTTACGGCCCCTATTAAAACTTATGACAGATTCTCTTACACCATCACTCAAGATGATAATAAGAAACTAGTCAGCAGAGAAACAACTAACTGGACTGGAGTGCAACCAACGCGCAATTTAGGTCTACGAGTAGTTGTTAAAGACAATACAACTCAAACAAAAACTGGAAGTTTCTTCGCATACAACGTAAAACCAAACTATTCAAGAATTGATGTTGTTGACTCTTATCAAAATTCGCCTTACTATATTTTATCTGGATATTTCGGGAATAGAGGCTTTACTGGTTTAGCGTTCTGGGGCAGCGGCGATAATGGCGTACTGGGATCTGGTTTGAGAAATTATTCAACAAACGAACCGCTAAGAAGCGAAGATGAACAACGGCAAATTTTATACGAAGATATCTCTGGCGCTTTTCTTCACGCTACTGGTTTAAATGGAACCGGAGCTAGTGCAGCACCAACTTATAGAGGATTAAATATAAGTTATAAAGGATCTGGGTCAAAAGACTTCAAAGGTTATGTCTATGCTTATGAAGATTTAATTAAAAATTATAATCTATACGGCACAAATACTCCAATTGAAGTTTGGGGTTCTGGGCACTACGTCCAGTACGGATCTGGAGAAGGGCGGCAAATCCCAAGAACAGCTGGAAATCCATTAGGGCTTTCGGATCTTTCTGAAATTCCCCTCGGAAAGACTGGATTCTCAGGCATTAGCTTTACTGTTCTAACAGAAGACATTTCTAAAGGCGAAATAATATTCAACTGTTATTCAGCAACCTCAAATAAAGATGTATGGTCTGTAGATGTTTATACTGGAGATTCAGCCAGTTTTGCCCCTGATATAATGGGCAACACAAACTTGTATAATAATGTAAGTCTTTATAAGACGAGAACTTATCTAAATGAAATAAGAATTTCAGAAAGACTCCAAACAGGTGTTTGGCATTATTTCAGATTTGTTCCATGGGATGATTTTGGCGCTGGTCAAATATCAAGTGTTGCTAGTGGCTATCTTGAATCTATACCGATTGAAAGAGATAATTCCCCCATAGAAAGAAGAACTATTAATGGCGGTAGAGATCAAAATATTGAATTTGCACCAACAACTACTTCTCTAGTTAGAGGATTTAGATATCAAATAGTTACAGTTGGTACTGTCAACTGGACGGCCATTGGGGCTTCAACTAACCCAGCAATTGGTGTTGAATTTGATTACAATGGAACCGCTGTCACTGGCACTGGCGGTATAGTAAAACGGGTAGAAATCCGAGTACCTGTTCAAGAAAGCGACTTAAATCGAACCTTGGTCGTTGATGCTACAACTCCTTCTACGATGGTTTTACCATCGGATGTTACAGAGGGCACATCAAGCTCTATTATTAATAGAGGCGAAAATAACATCTATATTGTAAACTCTGAAGGACAACAAATTTCAGTTGTCCGCCCCGGCGATAGAACTGAACTCGTCAGGGCAGACAATGAATGGTATGATCCTAGGGGTAACAGCCTACATCTTGAGGCTTAAAATTTGATATCAAATACTGACTCATCAATCTTGCTGTCAACTCCTTTGACATAAGAAGAAATCTCGGTCTCTTGTGGGGCAACTTGAATCTTCTTGCTATCATAAAAGCTGTCGAGCCAGCCAGCGAGCGGGTTAGACTTGGTGTTATAAATTCTTTTATAACCCATTGATGTCAGCCGATTATCTGCAAGCCACTCTACGTAATGCTTGAGTGAATCAGAGGTAAGGCCAATAAGATTTCCTTTAGAGAATAGATAATCAGCCCAATCCTTTTCTGACTCGACCGCCATCTTGTAAGCTTCGTAGATGCGATCTTCGTTCTTCTTAACAATATCTTGGAAGCCTTCCTTTGGCTGATCGCGTAGAATCTTTAGGATATTATGGCTGATAGCAACGTGAAGATTCTCGTCTCGGGAGATAAGGTTAATGATTTTGGCGTTACCTTCCATCTTACCGCGATAACCAAAGTAGAATGAGCAGGCAAATGACACATAGAACGTGACGCCTTCTGTGATCTGAGTAGCGAGCAGAGCCTCAAATATCTGCTGGCGAGGATCATCACTCTTGGTATTTAACAAGGCGTCGTAGCGATTGGAAATGGCCTGCGCCCGTTTAACAATCTCCTTATCCTCCAAAATCGAATCAAAGAACTTGGTGGCATCTGGATGAACGTTTTGCAGAATATAGGTATAGCTATTACTATGAACGGTCTCAAAGAACGACCAGACGTTCATACAAATCTCAAGCTCTGGATTGCTTACGTATTTAGACAGAGAGTTGATGCTTCGGCTCAGCATCGAATCGGTCATTGTCTGGAAGCGTAGATTGCTGTCAAAGACGAACTTCTCTTCGGGAGAGAGTGTCTTGTAGTCTGCCGCATCCTTAGTAAGATTCACCTCCTGTGGACGCCAAAAGAAGTTAATCTGCTGGTCGTACAGTTCGTAAAATTTAGGGTACTTCAGTCGGTCATACCGCTGAATCGCCAAGTCTTCACCAAGGAAGAGGGGCTGTTTAAGGGAATCGAGGTTGACTGTGTTAAGTACGGTTTTCATTTTTATAGAGTGCAAGCTCCACCAGCACAGCCCTGAGAGTCGTCTTGAGCTTCTTCTGGTTGAGTTTCTTGCTTGGGTTCTTGTTTAGTGGTGTTCAGTGCGGTCTGAGTGTCGCCGTCAAACGTATTTGTATAATAAAGATTTTTAATACCATACTTGTAGGCAAGCATTAAGTCGCCAACAAGCTCTCCTTGACTTGGAATTTTATTGGTATAACGGGTAGTATTGTAGTAAAGGTTGGTCGAAATACTCATATCGACAAACTTCTGAAGAGCAGCGACAACCTTGAGATAGCCAGCATTATTCGGCATTTCAAAAGCAAGGGTGTAGTTATTCTTGTTCTTCTTCATATGAGGAACAACAACTGGAATAACGCCAGCCTTTGAACGCTTATAGGAGATCAGGGAGCGGGGAGGCTCGATGCCATTGGTAGAAGACTGGATAACAGAACTGCTTTCGACCGGCATAAGCGCGGTTAAAGTACTGTGACGCATTCCATGCTTCTTGATATCTTTGCGGAGACTTTCCCAATCACAATGTAACTTCTCGGTCACAAACTCATCGATATTCTTGCAGTAAGTATCGATTGGCAGAACTCCATCAGCAAACTTAGTTTCCGAGAACAGCTTGCAGGGGCCAAACTCCTCTGCCATTTTAACAGAAGCCTTGATCAGATTGAAGCTTACAAGCTCCATAATCTTTGCAGCTTCATTAGCAGCATTCTTGTCGCTGTACTTTACACCAAGATCAGCAAGATAACCAGCAAGGTTAGTGACCCCTACGCCAAGACTGCGGCGATTCTTAGCGAAGTTAGCTGCGGCAGGAACAAAGTAGTTCTGATGATCAATCAAAGAGTCTAACATTCGCACGATGATCTCACATACTGGCTCCATCTCGTCGCCATCTACTTCAAGAAGATTAACCGCAGAGAGAATACAGACGCCGATCTCACCATTAGGGTCGTTGAGATCTTTGATCGCCTTCAGCGGATGATTAACCTCAAGGCAAAGATTGCTGGTGTCAACTTGCGCCTTCCAAGAACCGTGAGAGTTTGCATGATCGACGTTCATCAAGTAAATGCGGCCAGTCTCAACTCTCTCCTTAGAGAAAAGGTAGAAAAGTTCACGCGCATTCATCGTCTTCTTGAACTTTAGATCCTTCTTCTTTTCAGCAGCCTCATAAAGCTCCTTGAACTCGGGCATTCCGAAACTGTTCCAAAGCTCTGGAACTTCGTGATATGAAAACAAAGTGACGGTCTCATTCTTGATTAGACGATCATAAAATACACGATCAAATCCAATGCAGTAGTCGAGCTTGCGAACACGATTATCGTCTGTACCAGCATTATTCTTCAGAACAAGAATATCATCAATATTGTGGTGGAACCAAGCGACATTAACGGTAGCAGAACCGCCGCGAATGCCGTTCTGATGGCAAGACTTTACGGTTGACTCAAACATTTTCAAGAAAGGAATGGGTCCAGTATGACTGACCATCCCACCCTTGACAGGAGAGTTTACAGCGCGAATACGGCTAGCGTTAATACCAATGCCGTAACGGTTACCAGTTGCGAAACCAATCGCGCTATTGTTAGCGAAGATAGATTCAAGAGTATCATCAACCGTAAATAGGGCGCAGGAAGCGTAAGATTTCAGAGTGGTTCTGACCCCCGCCATAATTGGCGTTGGTAAGTTAATCTTGTGCAGGCTAAAGTAGTTATAAGCCTTTTTAATATAATTAATTCGCTCGCCCTTATAGTCCTTGAACAAGGTCATCGCAATCAGCATATAAGCGAACTGTGGGGTCTCATAAAGCTTCTTTGTGGTTCTGTTCTGAACCAGATACTTCTCACAAAGCTGCTTGATGCCAGCATATGTGAAATTAAAATCACGGTCGTGCTTGAGAGCTTCATCCAGCTTGTGCCACTCACGCTCGTCAAACCAATTTAAAATATCTGGATCGTAGACCTTATTTTTAATATTATCTTTTACAAAGTCGATTAGCTTGGGCGCATTCTTGCCGCCCCAAACTTCCTTGCGAAGATGATAGCTCAAAAGACGCGACGCAACATATTGATACTGAGGCTTTTCCTCGGAGATCAAATTAGCTGCGGCCTCGATCATAGTATTGTGGATGTCCTTTGACGAAATGCCGTCAAAAAAAGACAAGTTGGCGTTCATGCCAACCTCTTCAAAAGAAGTGTCTTGAATACCCTGACAGGCCCAAGCTAAAACTTTATTAATTTTATCAGCGTCAAACTTTTCCATTTCGCCGCTTCTCTTCTTAACGGTCATTTGCTTTTTCATAGAAAGTAAAAATAGGTAAGATATTTTACATATCAGACATTAAAGGTGGAAACTAAAAACTTTCGCCAAGAACTATTTATAGTTCTTAACAAAAGAAAGTGTATCTAAGCGAAACCCATTGTTCATCAAAAATGATTGAATCCTAGGGTCTCCACCATTACACATGTAGTTCATCGAGAAGAAGTCAACCTTTTGGTGAACAATGATCTTCTCAACTTCTTGCAGAACTCTAAAACCGCCAAACAATGAGGGCTCAACTGAAATCCATACGATTTCAGTCAAGCCTAATTTACCACATGCCCAATCTTCAGAAATCAAGCCAGCGAACAGAGAGGTTGGCTTGTCTCCATCAAAGTAACAAACTACAACCGCATTCTGCTTAAAAACAAGAACAAGCTGAACAAGCTGCTCAATTAAGTGCTCGATATCCCACTTACCAGCAATGTGATTCTGTTTATTTAAAATCTTTTCTAAATGCGGGCTATCCTTCATTTTCAGAAGGATTTTCCGCAATTCGCTGGCAGAGATGATTCTCTTGGTCATTCGGTCTTAGCAAGCTGCTTGATAAGAGTTCTGGCTTCCTTTGCGGGAACATCGGACCAGTTCTTCCAGTTCTTGGCGTCTTCGTTGCGGTAGGTCTCTTCGACCCAAAGCTGACGAAGCCAAGCCTTGAAGTCTGAAAATTCAGAACCTTCATTGCTAGCAGCGAACTTCTTTTCAAGAATAGCTTGAGGAGACACATCGCTATTAGCGGCAGAAGAAGATGAGGCGATTGGCTTCTTGGAAATTTCATCTTCGCCTACAATATGAATACCAAGGAAGTTGCGGACAGTGCGAACAAAAGCGCGATTAGCTGCGATTGTCTCAAGGAACTTCTGACCAAAACCATCGGTATTGTCGTAAGTAGCGTTAGCTACATCCATTGTGCTTAGAGACTCCCAAGCATCTTCTCCAACGATTGGATTCGTGGATTCTTGGTTAGTCATCCAGTCGATTGTGCAAGTTGCAACGACGTAATCCTTTTCAAGCTTGGGGAAGGCGAAAGTGATTCGATTATAGCCGCGAAGCTTTGCAACCTCCTTGATGCCGCCGAGCTTGATAAGAAGCTGCTCGTCTCTCAGGTCTGGGGTATAACCTTCTGGGACAGGACGGTTTCTACGCTCAAACCAATCCTTATTTGGGTATAGGTGTGCAGGATTAACCATTGCGCGCCAGTTAACTGTGCCATCCTTATTCAAGATGTAGTTAACGCTGGACAGAAGGCCGCGACTATCGCGGATAGTTGGTTTGTTAAAGGTTTGGTCGCTCATCTTTGTAAATGTAGAAGTAATCTGATTCTTGCCAGAATGCCTGATCGTCTACTACTTTTGCGCATCTGTCAAGCTTTGGTTGCTTCTTTTCCCAAAAAAGTTTGCATGAATACACCTTTCCTTCTGAAAAGATTATTTTTTCAGAATTAAAATCGCAAGATTCGTCCATCTTTGATGCGTTTTGAATTCTGGACTTAGTGAACACCTCGTCCTTCTCTAATTTAAAATCAAAGAATTTCTCGGAGAGAGTTGACCAACCATCATTAAATGGCGCAGATAAATTCAGTTTGATACCTAAGCCTTTAACTTTTATTAGATACTCTTCTGAGATTTCATTACTGGCGATAACATTAAGACCGCAAATCTTTGGCTTGATCGAATTTAAAATATTAATATCTATCTCTTTTGCAGTAACTATATTTACCGTACAAATGCTAGCTAGGCGTAAAAGATTATTTTCGCTGAAGTGATAATCCATTCTGACATTGCATACCTTATCCTTAATAAAAATTGGATAACTGTTTAAGTCTGGAACAACTTCAATAGTGGGATTATGATATTGCGCCCCAATAAAAATAGTTTTAACTAGGTCCAAATCGTTAGCAACCCCAAGATGGTCCAAAGCTGCCTTCGCGATAATCTCAGGCTTAATAGTATTAATATTTTTTTTCTTTTCGTTTAAAGAAAACGACGGCTTGCCCTGTTCCGCCCAATTGACTTCGATTAGTGAGTGGTTATGGCCTTTACCCCAGATTGGGAAACAGTTCTGTGCGTAGCAGTAAGAATACAGGGCTACGATTTTTTTGTCGTAGTACCCCGCCAAGTGGGCGGATAAACTATCAATTCCTATGTATAAGGAACTGTTTTTAATGAGATATGCTAGCTGTCTGATACTGGTCTTACCCCTCAGATCAAGATCAATTCCTGCGACGGACTGGTCACTTTCAAGCCCTACGTGAATGATTTTATAATCCTTAGTATATTCTCTAATATACTGGAAAACCTTTAACCAGTAATCATACTGTCTAGAGTTTCCTTTGCCGCTGGTTTGAAAAACTATATATTTGTCCAGTGATATTGGATAATACTGCTCTAAAATAAACGGCTTATCTATTTTAACTCCACAAGAAAGGGCGTAACGCTCAAGAATGTGCATTTTCGGAATAGAGATTTAATTCGATAAGATCGGCTCCATTATGCTGGTAATCAAAAAGCTTTTGGGTGCCGAAATGAGGCAGGAAAGCAAAGTTAAAGTAGCCTTCATAAGCCCCGTGGCCTTCCATTGTAAGAAGATTTTCCATAAAGGGGCTGAATACGATTGTCTTATGAATCAAAGGGTTGCCCTCCAAGATATTTAAATATTCGGGCTTGGTCGCGAAGTAAATATTAAAATCTGGATAAAGCTTCTTGATTGACGGTAGTAGAGATGTTGACAGGAAGACATCGCCCGCGCTTTCTGGCATCACGAACAAGATTCTCTTGCCCTTATCCTCTTTATCCAAGATATCAGAAAACTCCACCTTGACGTTTTCCTGATTCTCTTTGGCTGCGACGTTTTTAAAGTAATTTAAAATTTGCTGACGAGGAATTCCGTTGTTTAATTGACTCATCCAGCTTTTTACGCCGTCGTCGTTTGAGTCTACCTTGACTTTCAGGATATTGGCATACAGGTCAATGACCCATTCTAGATTTTGAAGGTCGTCTTTGCCGCTGTAGTTTGGGTCGCGAGGAACAAAAGAAGTATTAAAGTCCCATTGAATAATGGGAGCTTCATCGATAATCTTTTCAAGCTGCTTGCCAATAATCTCAGCAGAAAGATTATCAATAACAAACTGCCTGCCAGTCTTACCCATCTCAGCGCGCTTAGCGGGACTCATCTTGTAGACTCTCTCTAACTTATCGGCAATTGATTCTGGAAGTGTAGTAGCCTTGATAAAATTACTACCCGGTTCGTAGTACGGTTTCCAGTTCAATGGAATGCCTCCACTCTCTTCTGTAGAGAAGTCTTCGCCGCAAGAATAGTTTGTAACTAGGGTGACAAGCTCTGTAAGTTTAGCTTCTGTGATTGGGATCTCCTGCCCGCCACTGGTGAATGGATGGCAGTAAACATCCATCAAGTTATATACTTCATTCAGTTGTGCTTCTGACACCCCGTCTGAAATATTTGTGGTTTCTACAGTTTCCTTGGCTCCGCAGTATCTGCACTGAATCTTTTGACCAACGAATGGTTTCACTTCAAACTGCTTGCAACTTTTACAGAAGTAAGTTGTAAGAACATCCGAGTTCTCGATCCCAGCATCTTTGATAAGCCGTGGAATGTCCCAGCCCTCTGACCAATGAGTATGCAGTAGTAGTTTTGCATTTAGTTTTGGATTCTTCTCCTTGAAGATTTTGAATCCTTGCAGCAGATTTGGAACGCTCTTACGAAGCTGGTTTCTGAAAACGAAACCAATAATAAATTCATCCGAAAGGTTAAACTCTTTTCGCAGAGCAGCGCGATTATCATCGCTGAGTCTGTAAAAAGCGGAGGTTTCGCCCGCGCCTCTCAGAGTTTTGATTGCGCCATCCTCATAACCAAGACGCTTAACTTCCTTAGAAACAAAGGATGCCCAAGCATAGTAATGCTTTACCTTTGGAATGATTCTCAGTGCATCTGGATAAATTGGAAGAGAGTCGAGAGTCGTCCAGACCATACAGTTCTCATTCCACCACTTCTTTTCAACCATAGGGGCAAGAGCCCAGATGTCTTCGATACCGATATAAAAATCGGGCTTAACCTCTTTCATCAAGCCATCGACCTCATACAAACCATAAGCGGCAGTTCTGATCTTGGTCTGATCACCGCCAAATGATTGCAGCTTACTGTTTTCTGGTAAAGTCCCGTAAGCTCTCCACGGCAGCGTCTTCAATTCTTCAGAGTCTTTGGTCTTTGAATTTGCAAACTCGACAAGGTTATACTTGCCGGTCTTGTGCAAATAGCGAAGAACATTTCTCATATTCTTGCCAAAGCCCGTGAAGGCTCTGCTGTGGTTACTGTGGAGAACTACGGTCTTTTTCATTCTGAGCACTCAAAGAAAACTCGCAGATAATTTTCCATGAACTGGGCGATAAGCTCGGCTTCACCAAGCTCAAAGCCGATTAAGAAAGATTGTTCGCCCTTCTTGATGCTGAAGGAGAAAGCGTCTTCGCCGCTCTTCTTCTGATACGGCCCAAACATAATTGATGTTGTTGAGCCTTGATAAGCATGAACGGTAGAGAACTTAGATGAGCATCGTACTGCGCGAATAACTGATGCCGCCTCTGTCTCGTTCAGTTTGAGCGCCGCAGTCTTTTCTGGGTTCTTGGCATTCTCGGAAAATGAACCCTTGCGTGTCTGCTCGTTCCACCCTGCTTGCTTGACGAAGCTTACGTAAAGATCTGGAGCCTCGCCCTTTGTCTGATCCTTGTCCTTGAAAGATACGTTAAAAGATACCGCCGTACCTGTATTCGACTTGTTTGGTTTATAAAAATTAAGGCGCATAAATCATCAGTTTAACGATGATAAATGCGCCCGTTCTGATTTAAAGAACTTTTATTCGATAATCACGCGAGAAACATCACCCTCATCCCACTTGGTTTCATACATTGAACCTTGGGCTTTTTTCTTCTTGCGGCGATACTGAGAATAACAAATTGCAGCCCGTTGTTTTTGATTGGGGTACTCTTTGTTCATTGTCTCTGAGCCCATACAGGAAGAGATAAAATCATCCTCCTCTTGATTTTTCTTAGGAGTTGGGATTGGCATATAGTTATATTTACACTAAAAAAGAAAGGCTGAACTTGCGTTCAGCCTTGTTTGGTTAAAGGTTTAAAGTTAGCGAGCAGTGATTCTTCGGCCTTGGAAGGTCACTGCCGTGACCTTGTTCTTGGCAAAGCGGCGATTGCGACCAGAGTTGCGGTCCTGTACCGTGATAAGAGAGGGGCCAAACTCTACCAGACGAGCGTTGATAGTCTCAGTAGCGGTTTCAAGACCGAAAAAGCGGCCTGCGGTATTCTGAATCGTAGTGATTGCACGATTATTCTTAGTATTCATAGTATTCATAGTTTATGATTTCCAGAGATAATAGAATTGCCGGATCTGCTTGTCAAGTTTATTTTCAATAAAAAGCTTATGCGCGACTCTGGAGTAACAGGTCTCGGATTTGTTGATCCAATATCTCAGTTTCAAATGATTCCTAACGCCAAAGGTCATATACTCTGCAACGATCTTTGAGTTAAAATACGCAAACATAAATAGATCAGCAGCCTCTTTGTATGAGTGCAGCTTTGTTTTATCAAGATCATAGCAATCAATAAAGGATAAAAAGCTTTCATCAGAGGCGTTCATTGTTTCTTGGCACTGCCAGAGATCAATGTAAACATTTGCATTGCCAGCGTATTCAAAATTTAAGAATTTAAATTCTTTATTGCATAGGATAATATTTTCTGGGCAAATATCGAAATGCGTCAGCCCACAATCATTAGGGTCTGATTTGTAAAGACCTTTGAATACAGACCTCATTGTGCCCACAAGCTGCGCTACAGGAAAGGTACCGTAAATCATCGACGCCTCAAATGGACACATCGCGTTGAAAATTTTAAGAGTATCATCTTCATTTTTTAGCTTAGTTTCATGCATTTTTTTCACACTTCTCGCAAACGAGTTTATGAAATTAAGTTTCGGATTAAGTGGAGAACTGGAGTATTCAGATAGAAACACTCCCTTTGGCAATTCAAAACAAATAAATTTATGAATAGCGTCTTCCTGTGAAGCGCAAACTATCTTGGGATGAAAAGAAAAATTATGTATAGCTAACTCTTTCCAAAAGTTTGGCATGTCTGGCGAAAGATTGATCTTGAACATCAATGGCTTTTTGCCGCAAATCGCAAAATAAGAATCGTACAGAACTTCGCTAGATTTTTTTTCTATTCCAATTACTTCTCCACTAAGCTTCTGCTCTATGGACAGTTTAACACCATCTAACATTTCCTCTTCAATTGGGAGAATGTCGTTGTTCTGTATTACGTGCTGAGCGAAGTTTCTTTGATTTTCCATCAACCTTGATCGCCCCGTTTTCAATCGAGACTTCAATATGATTATAAGAGCCAGACGCCAAAACGTCAACGATCTTTGTTTTTAATTCGTTCTCAACAAAAAAGATAACTTTTCTAGCGCCGTCATTAGAGTTCTTTGTTTCCGCAACAACTAAGGAATATAGATCTTCTGTTACTATAAAACTAACATTCTTTTCTTTTAGGCTGTCTTTTATTTTAGACACTTCTTTCTCAGCAATCTTACGTAAAGCCTCGTCAGGCAAGGAGTTAAATACCACAACATCATTTAATCTGGCTAAAAATTCTGGGCGAAAAAACTTCTGAAGACTTTGCTTAATAGCGTCTTTAGTAAGAACTTCGGCAGGCGACTGAAAGAACCCCATTTTCTTGCTGTCTCCAAATTGAAAGCCTATATTGCCTGTTAAGATAATGATTGAGTTTTTAAAATCAAGTTTACGCCCAACTGATGTTGTAAGTTGGCCGTTATCCATTATCTGAAGCAAAATATTAATAACATCTGGATGCGCTTTTTCGATCTCGTCAAAAAGGAATACGCTCGACGGGAACTTCTGAAGCTGTTCAGAAAGAACATTAGATTCGCCAAATCCAATGTAGCCGGGCGCTGATCCAAGAAGCTTCGTCACAGAGCTTTGCTCCATATACTCTGACATATCTAATCTGACTAAACTAGCTTCGCTACCGAAAGCTTCCATAGCTAAAGTTTTAGCGAGATAAGTCTTACCTGAACCCGTTGGTCCAAGAAACATAAAGCTACCAAGGGGGCGGTTGGGTGAAGATAAGCCAAAAGATGAACGAACGACACAATTCGATATCTTCTTCAGTGCCTCATCTTGACCAAATACGTGCTTCTGCAAGTTCGCGAAGATGTTCTTAAACTTTGAATCAGATACGTTGGAATCAATAAAGACTCCGATCTTATCGGAAAGCGCAGCGTAAAGATCTTGTTTTGTAACACTCTTGCTTGACTGCTTCATAGAAGAGAACCACTGATTATACTTATCTTCGTATTCTTTTAATACGAAAGTGATATCGTCGTCTTCTGATGTTTCGGCAATTTTCTTTTCCAAATCCTTAAAGAATACAGGTCTGGCGTAAACCTTGATCTTTGACTTTGAACCAACGTGATCCATCAAATCGATGGCCTTGTCTGGAAATCTTCTATTTGTAATGTACTTGGCGCAAAGATCAACAACACCCTCCAAAATACTGTCTGGATAAGATACAGCGTGGAAAGCTTCATAGTGCTGCTTGATGTTTTTAAGTATTTTTAAAGTATCTTCTTTTGAAGGCTCCTTAATAAACAGCGGCTCAAAGCGGCGATTCATCGCGGAATCATTCTGGAAATACTTCTCGTATTCTTTCTGAGTTGTTGCTCCGATACAGCTAATCTCGTCACCAGCAAGGTACGGCTTTAAAATATTGGAGGCATCAAGAGAGCCTTCATCATTGCCAGTTCCAGTAATGGTATGAATCTCGTCAATAAACAAAATAATATTCTTTTGTGCCTTTACTTCATTAAGAATCTTATGAAGACGCTCTTCAAATTGACCACGAAGATTAGTTCCGGCAACAAGCGCCGTCATATCTAGCTGTAAAACTATTTTGCCCAAAAGAAACTCTGTGCAGTCGCCTGACACAATATTTTTTGCTAACAAACCTACAACTGCGCTTTTGCCTACGCCTGCTTCTCCAACAATAATTGGATTCTTCTTCTGCTTACGACAAAGAATCTCGGACATCTGCGCGACTTCTTTTTCTCTGAAGCAAATAAGATCAAAGTCACCCCTCATCGCCTTCTCGTTATAGTTTATGCAATAGTTTTTAATCGCCGCCGACTTTAAACTTGAGTCTGAAGCTGGCGCGTTTGTCGGAGCTTTCTTCTTTGGGTTAGAGATATTCTTACACCCAGAGTCAATTTTTTCGACAATAAATGCAATGTCGATGCCATTTTTCTTAAAAAACTTTTTAATAAATGGCGAATGAGTAAGTGCAGAGCGGAAAATATGCTCTACTCCAGTATAGTTTTGATTATATTGCTTGGAGTATGTTAAAGATTCGTTAATAATTTTGCTAGCAACAGCGGTAAACTCAACATTTTCCTTTGCGGCACCTTTGACGATAGACGGCAAGGCTTTCCAAACAAGCTCTGCAAGCTCTTGAGGAGAGATCTTAATCTCGGCAAAAGCCGAATTAACGATCATCGAGTCTGATTTCAGCACAGCATAAAAGAGGAAGTCATCGCTGATTTCAGCGATTTTCTTCTCTATGCAAGCCTGTTTAGCAACATCTAAGACTCTTTTAGCCTTTGGAGTGAAATTGATTTCTTGCACTCTATTCATTTACACTTTTTAAGATTCCAAATCGGAAAGCTTAGTATAAATTTTCTCGTTCAAGATTGATAGTGTATTTAAAAATATAGAATCCTCAGACTTATTTCCGTACACAATAACAATCTCATCTTCCTTTGGTGTACGACCTTCGCCTTCATAATATCTTGTCATATTATCTTGGCGACCATCCATCAACCGGCAAGAGATCTGACCATACTCGTCAGAAAGTTTAATAAACAGATAATTGTTACCACTTCTGCTAGTTTTCTTTCTGGCCTCTTTAACAATACCCACCATCTTAACCGCTTGTCTGGGCTCTGATTGGAGGACTTCGTAGCTAGTAAGAAGCGCATCAGAGTCAGAATCTTGAAAGACTTCTTTCAATTTATATGTATAACTGTATCCGAGAAGTCTCTTTTCAAAGAACCAATTAGCGAACTTCTCGTATTTTTTATTCATTTCGTAAATACGCTTAAAAGGCTCGTACTTGGTTTTAAAAGTGTTGTAGCGTTTTTCAGACATTAGGAGCTTTCCATCATCTGCTGTCCGACTATTTTTCATCGCTTCAGAGATAGTTGTCAATACATCATGACCATATTTTGGCGCAAGAAGTTTTACATTTCTCTTTTCTCGGTCAGTAAGCACATTATAAGTCTGAGCTTCAAGCACTAGTCTACAACGCTTTTCTGTAAAGCTAGATAGAGTTCCAGCTTGAATCAGTGCAGAAAGAACACCAATATTTAATCCAGCTTCTTTTGCGCCATCGAAGCAGTCGATCTTGTTTGAGAACTCGCCCTGACGAAACTCAAGTAGCTTGGATAGGATCTTATCAGATACTCCCTTGATTGCATTGAGTCCGAAGCGGATATTATCGCCTTCAATTTCAAAGTCTGGCTTAGACTTAACCAAGTCTGGAGCAAGAAGTCTGATCCCAAAGAATGGAAGCTCCTGAGACACCGCCTCAATCTCTTCGTGCGGATCTGGCTCATGTCTGGAGGACTTCAGTAGGGCTAAGAAGAATTCCTTGGGATAATTAAACTTTAAAAACGCGGTCAGCGCCGAAAGTGTTGCGTAGCTAGCTGCGTGAGAAAGATTGAACGAATAATTCGCACTGTCTTCGGCCACCTTCCAGAGCACTTCTGCAACTTGCGAATCAAGACCACTCTCTCTTACCTTATTGGTAATCTTCTCTTTCCAAGCTGGCATCTCGCTAACCTTCTTCTTGCCAATGATTCGGCGCACAGTCTCAGCTTCATCAAGAGTAAACCCTACCTTTACGATCATCTTCATCAACTGTTCTTGGAAGATTGGAATACCTCCAGTAATACTTAGGATGTCGTCAAAGAATGGGTGGACGGATTGGAACTCGCCGCTTTCGATGTATCTGGCGTACTGATCTAGGAAGTCCAAAGCACCGGGGCGAGCGAGCGACAATACGCACGCAAGCTCAAGCATATTTCTTGGCTTAACCTTTTTACAAACATGGAAGTTGGTATTGGCCTCGATTTGGAACAGACCTTTTGGATTCTTTAGATCTTGCAAGAATCCGTAAGTCGATGGCTGATCAAAATTAACTGTTTTAAAATCAAGCCCGAGTCTTTGGCAAGTATCGAATACAACAGACAGGGTTCTCAGACCCAGAATATCAAACTTGACAGTAATCTCGGATACGTTGTTCATATCATACCCAGATACAATTTCACCGTCGCCGGTCTTTTGGAGCGGCATGATATCCTCGTTGTTGTAAAAGGAGATGGAGATGCCAGATGGGTGAACGCCAGTATTCTTGTTTAATCCCTCAATTTTCTTGGCAATCTTAAATACCTTTGGGTTTTTATTACAAAAAGCCCTGAAGATTTCGCTCTCATCATAAGCATCTTTGAGCGCAAAGACCTTACCGAACTGTTTTGGTATAGAGTCGCTTACAGCGTTTACCTCATCTTCGCTCATCTCGCCAACAATCTTGCCGCACTCCTTAATGCAGAGTTTGCCAGTCAATGTATTCATCGTCAAGATCTTACAGGTCTTGCCAGAATACTTTGTCTTAATGTAATTGATTACATCCTGACGACGCGAGAACTCGATATCATTATCTACGTCAGGCATCAGAGATCCATCGAGATAAGTTACCCCATCAACGACAATCTTCTTAGCTCTGCTCTTTGAAACGAATCGCTCAAAGAATAATCCGTTCTTAATCGGATCTACATTGGTAACGCCAATAAGAAAAAGAATAAGCGAGCCAGCAGCAGAGCCGCGCCCATAACCAGTAGGAATGCTATGCTCGTGAGCATAATTAAGAATGTCCCAATTAAGCAGGATATAGTCAGTGAAGCCCAGTTCTTCAAAAACTGAAAGCTCGTACTTTGCTCGTTCATAATATTCTTTTTTATTGTCAAGCTTGTCGATCCCTTTTTCTTTGACTGCCTTGAGGCAGAGTTGACGGAGGAATTCATAATTAGAAACAGAAGATGAGACGCCAAGCTTCTCGTAGTGGCGGGTATCGATTTTGATTTCGGGGAGACGAACACCGGGCGGAACTGGATGCTCGTACTTCTGGAAGCTGCTATTGAAATCGATCATACGTTTACCTCCATAATAAGCTTACGGAAGATCTTATAATTCATTGTGATATCGTAAAGCGCGTTGTGCAGCTTGCTTGGATCGTGATCTATGGCAAAGTGCTTCAGCATAAAGCCTTGACTGGTCTTCAATCCCTTCTCGTAAAAATTCATAAGCTTCATTTGCCAAGGCAAGAGGTCGCCAGATGGTTGGATTCCCTTAAACATTGCAGTACACAGCGCACGAGTGTCAACACATCGACTCAAAAAACTCCAATCATTCTTGATCCCGATTGTATTCATCATCGTGTTTAGGATATAAATATCGTAGTTAAGGATATTTTGCCCGACAAGCAGATTATTGTTATCGTAAAGATAAGGTGCGAATCTCTGCCATACTTCAAGCGGAGCCTTCGCCTTAGACAAGTAATCGGCGTGATTAAAGCCGGTTATTCTAGCTGCTTCTGGCGATACATTTAGATCAGGATACAGAACGAACTCATCGTGAGACTCAAGGATCTTATCGCCTTGGCAAACGATCCAAGATAGCTGCCAAGGGCGCGAAGCAGTCAAAGACAAGCCTTCGGTCTCAGTATCAAATACTACAAACTTCTGATTAAGATTTTGTTTTAAAAGGGTATTCACGACATCTCCTTCCAAGATTGGAAACAGAACTCTTTGCTAGCGCAGCCATTGATTTCTGGCGCAGAGAGAGTTTGATGCTTGCCCATTCTTCTGTTGCAGGCAATCTTATAAGTCAACCAAGCCTCGTAGTCCTCTCTATTCTTATAATAAATAGACTTGACCATAATCGGAGTTGGGGTGAGCGATTTCACCGACTCACCGATAACAGGGTCAAATGGAAGCTTGTTATCTTCCGTAAAGAAAACATGATCGAAGTCTTTAAGGAAAGTAGGCATACAGTTCTTAAAGAACTGCCAGTTCTGCCAAACGAAACTGTCGTAAAACGGCACCGCGATTAAAACATCATCAGTAAGGCGAGTAGCCAAATCATCGTTTGAGATGATGCTATCCTTCTCCGTGTTGGCGAATGTAAAGATTTTACTAATACTTTTAAATCCTGCGTCATTCTTGGCAAAGAGAATGAGCTTACTTTTTGATGAGTCTACTGACTCATAAGAGTTGCAGATATCCATTCTAACGCCAAATCTAAGATGGATATCGTGCTTCGCACAGGTTTTAAACGCAGTCAAAAAACCCGTAAGAGAATCTTCTACTAAATGAAGAGTCTTCAGATTGTTTTCTATGGCAATCTGAATGATGCTGTCTGGTCCGTCCTTCTTCTGCTTTTCTGGTTCTGCCAGAGTCAGAATGCTTTTCCCGACAGAAAAGCTAGACTTGAATAGTGGGATCATGCCCACTATCTTACAGGATTTCAATCCCGTGTCAAGTGTTTCGGGCACCCTGCATAGTATTCTTTCGTAACTTTGTGCCCACCCTTTGCTATTTTAAACGCCTCTTCTTTATCGTCCTCAAAGAATGTTTTGATAATCTTATTGTCCTTGTCCCTGAGAGCGTAATAATTAAAACTGAATTTATATGGACAATGCCACTTTGGCTTACCATCCTTCTTTAATTCACCCTTCTTCTTGGCAAATCCACAGGCCAGTTTACCGCTAAACGAGCCATCAGAAGGCATCGGCTTATCGGCGGCAAAGTTTGAATAGGCGTCAGCTTCTGAGAAATTATCGACTACCTTCTGCACCTCAGTAAGCTGGTATTCAAAACTGAGAAGATCCTCATCCGTCAGATGATCCATCTTTAGCAGGCCATCACCGCCCTTTGAAACGTCAAACTTTAAGAATAAAAATTCAACACGGGCAGTAAGCTCTGGGTCAAGCTTCTTTGACGCCAAGGTATACATCAAATGCTGCATATTGTCCTCGGCATCCTTGCCAGCGAATACGGCTTTGCTGGTCTTATAGTCGCGAATTACAGACGTTTTGTCCTTATAAGCGAAGAAGCGGTCAATAAAGCCTTTGATCCTGTACTTCTTGTTCTCTTCGTTAACGACGATATCAAACTCTCTTTCGCTGCAATCTTGAACAGGCTTTCTCTTAGCGTTGCCAAAAAAGTCGTAGCTTAGCCCAACAAGAGTCATTTCCCTGATAGATTCAATATTATCTGGATCAGAAACCTTATTCTTTCTGGCTCTCTTTAATGTCAGCGACTTAACTGACTTGATGCAGAAGATGTCGCCTTTTTCCAGAATCTGATCTACGTATTTCTTTCTTCTTGGGTGTGAAAGAACCTCAAGAATAAGGTGGACTACATCCCCCCTGCTAGCTCCATCATTTGGGGTGTCTGGCAGCTTCAGGACATAGTTACACCAGTAGGACCAACTGCATTTTTCAAGCGTCTTTATCCTACTAGCTGATAGGGCCGTGTGTTTTGAATCAGACAATTTGATCTAAGAGTTTATTGGCTCGGCTAATCAGAAGCTGCGGAAAGCCATTGGCAATAGCAATTTCGTGAATCTTTTTGATCTGGAGTTCTTTATTTATGCTTTTATTTTCCCAGTTAGAGAAGATATCGGACTCGCCTTCGTTTCTGGCGGTGTGCATATCAAAGAAATCATTTTTAAGCGGTAGACGAATCTCGATCTTTGAGGCGTCGAAGATAGAGCAAAGCTGAAGGAACGACTTACAGGCAGAAATCAACCCGTGATTAGTGTCACCTTCTGCGTCATTATTTGATGAAATAATAATCTTCTCTGGAGACAGCGCGACCAACGTAGCGCATAACTTAGATGAAATTCCAAGACCAAATGTTACAAGATTATTCTTGTATCCATTCTCAAAAAGAGCCATACTATCGCCAATGCTTTCCACGATGATCACAGAACTCTTAGCTTCAATAGCCTCTTTAACCTCATACGAAGAATTTCTCTTCATATTCAAAGGATAGATCCAATCGGCGCGCTTTCCTAGATGTTTCCATTTTGGGAACTCGGAATCCTTCTGCCAGAAAATTGCCCGTCCAGAAAAGCCGTGAATTTGCCCAGATGAATTGTAAATAGGAAATACAATCCTTCGGAAAAGCTGACCAGCCGTAGCGTATCCACACTTATAAAAATTAAGAGTATCTTTGGACAGACCCTTCTTCTCGTAAAAATCAAGGTGGGGTAAAAGATTTGAAAGCAGTGATTCTGGATAGATCTTTTCCATTTCTATTTTCTGTTTTGGCTCTGATTGGATAATAACTTCGGACGAAGTATTTACATACTTATTTATTACCACAGGATCATTGGTATTGAGAGTAAGCTGAATTAACTTTTGGATTGGATAGCTCTTGGAACCATTGGCAGCATAGTCTGTCCAAACGCCGCTGTTCTTGTAAATCTTTACAGCTGTACCATTATCGCCACCGCGATAAAGGGCTCTTGTTCTCCAGTAGCTTCCATAGTCTTTAAGATTGTACCCCAAAGACTCAAGCGAGGTCTTCAGCTGAAACGAATCAATTGAAGTTTGGGACATCGTTCTGTTCATTATTTTGTTCAAGTGGGCTGATACCAGTGTCCATTGCTCGGACAATATCGCGCAGATCGCCGCGCTCTTCAACGTCAAAGTTGTTAAAACGAAGATTGATAAAATTACGCTTCAAGGTGCCATCTGGCATTCTGACTGGCTCAACAGCACCGGCAACGTCAGATCCTAAGAATCGATTTTTAACAAAAATTAATTTATGAGTGCCAAAGTCTTGACCCTCTTCTGCCCGCTCGTCAACGGTCTTTTGGCGAAGGATCGCCATATGAGAGCAGTAGTGAGTGATGCGGTCAGACATTGATACAATGCTTTCGTCGTCATTGATTGCGTCTGCCGCTCTGTTGGTTGTAACACCGCTTCGATTCGATTGAACAGAAGTGAACATCGTGATGCAAGGCTTCTGATCTTGAACGATATCTCGCTGAAGAGTCTTCTTGAACTTGTTCAACATATCGCCAATGACTTGCCATTCTGGCTTACCGCTATCGGCATCAGCAGAGGGTTTGATGTAGTCAAAGCTGAATATGAGTGGATTTCCGCGACCAATCTTAGAGTAGTAAAACCTCTTAAGATTATTGATCATTTGATCGGTGGTCATACCACCGACATTATAATAATAAAACTTTAAGTTCTTGATTTGATTCCAAGTAGCCCTGACCTTATCAACAGTTTCCGCTCCAGCTTTACGCCAGAGACCGCTCTCAAGCAAGTGAACAGGAACGTGACTAAGAGCAGCGCATTGCCGCATAATCACTTCTTCCTTGCTCATTTCTCCGTTATCAAAGTGAAGAACTGGAACATCGTACTTAGCCGAAACCTTTGTAGAATAGTTAAGGGCAAGCAGAGTCTTACCTACACCGGATCGGGCAACGATAACTGAGATATTACCGGGTCTCAGAAGAGAGCCGTAAATCTTGTTAACAGTTGGGAATGGCCCCAAGAAGCCAAATTCAGTAATAGGGTTGTTGCCGCGCTCTTCAATGACATTCTCCATCTCCTCAAAGATATTAACAGGCTTTTCATCATTGTTTTCATAAAGATTAATTGTCTTATTAAATGCCGAATCAGCCTCTTCGATGATCTTTTGATATGAAGAATCGGGGGCGATCTTCTTCATCTTGTCCGCAACATCCAAGGCTGACCTGTGGATTGTGCGGCGAATAGAGTATTTTTTAATCTCTTTCGCCGCAGAAACTGCGGTGGATTTGTTGGTCTTTCTTAGGGCGAGCGAGCGGAGGTAATCAAAGATATCAATATTATCCTCAAAGGATATTCCGATCTCCTTAATTCGCTGGGCAATAATAATCTCGTCAAGCTTTTCGTTACCCTCCATGCACTTGCGAAGAATATGGTAGATCGTTTTATGGACTACTGTTTCTTCGGAATAAAAGTCAGCCTCAGAAATGAAATCGCAGATCTCTGCGTATGCGTCTGGGTGCTGGATGAGGCCAGCTAAAAGCTGCTTCTCTACTTCTAGTGAATAAAGCATTAGATTTCGTCGTCTCTAACATCCATCTCTTCAGAGTTCAGGTATTCTTCAAGGGCTTTTTTAAGCCCAAGAGAAGTAACTACAGAATCAAATCTAGTGAAGATTTGAGGCACGCCGTTTTGTGTGCAAACGCACAAGATTAGACCTTTGAAGTTCTCTGCGCCGCCAGAGAGTTCATAGATCTGTTCCACCATTTCTGGTGGGAATAGAAATTCTTTATCCTTTGAGGATTCGCTCATTATAAAATGACTCCTTGTTTTTCGAAGGTCTCTTTGCAGATAAGGTCTGTCTCGTAGATTTCTACCAGCTTTATCCCGTTTGTCAAGCAAAATTGCAGCTTTAAATCGTCGCGGCGAAGCTGGGATAGCCACTTTCGCCGGTCGTTACCGTGGAAGTATGGGTTGTAAGTCTGATGCTGTTTGCCCTGAACCTCTATCGCTATCTTTTTATTTGCATTATAAATGTCAAGAGACAGGCGAGTTCCAACGACCCTAATTTCCTCAAACACAACGTCGTACTTCCAGTAGGAGAGCAAAAACTGCTTTACTCTCCACTGGATATTGCTCTTTGACTTTCCTTGCCAATTAATTATATATTTTTTAGCGTTCTTGAGAAAGCGCTCTTTGCCGTTTAGAGTCTTAAACTTCATTTGCTGAATTCTCAGCGATAATATTAATGAAGTACTTGTGTAGGGTCTTAGTCAGATTTTCGTTAGCTTCAACGAATTCGAATACGGCATTTTCGCCTTGGAACTTTTCTGGCATATCTACCCCGATGTCCTTCGCGATCTTAATCAGATCCTCTGATACAGTATACCAAGCGCCAGCACGGCTCACAAGCTCCCAAGTAAGAAGCATATCGACAATCTCCTTCTCAAGCCATACTGAGCGACCATTTGAGCGCCCATATTTAATTGGATATGTTACTCTGTTCTTACTTTTCTCGTTTGGACTCTTCTTGATATAAATCTTGCAATTGTGTCCAATGATTGGATTCTTTACGGGATCTGGCTTCTTTATATTTGGGTCTTTGAGAATAACATCTCCCTCAAAGCGAGCTTCAAATTCGAAAATAAAATTAGCAAAGTGGAGCAGCGCATTGCCGCCGGTAGCTGATGTTTGGCGAATTGGCGCTGAACTGTATGGGTCAAGCTTGATATCGCTTCTTACTTGGGAGATGAAAATCGCCATATGACCGCGCTTGGTAAGCGCGATTGAGATCTTCTTCATAAAATTAGCGGCAATTACTGCGCCGCCTGCCACCTTTACTGACTCCTCAAATGTCTTACCCATATCATTTTTTGCAATCAGTCCGTCAACCGAATCAATAATAAACATATACTTATTCTTCTCATCATTATTCATAATGAGTTTTCGCATGGCATCTACAACCGTCTCGTAGATATTTGATTCAAAAACAAAGCAAGTTCCATCTTCCCATTCGGATGCGTCAAACACAAACTTAACTCCGCTTCTCTTTTGCATCTCTGGCGACAGACGACCCTCAGCCTTGATATAAAAGCCTTTTGAGTTTGGGACGGTATTGAGGAAGTTTCGCATTACCTCAAGCGATGCAGAAGTCTTGCCGCCTTCGGTAAATCCTACGAAGCGATGGAGCCCCGGTCCTAGACCTCCACCAGTTTGCATATCTAGATTAAGAGAGCCTGTTGAAACCTTATAGTTAACAGGCTCTTCAAAATTATAGTGGTCTTCCTTGTTAGACTTTAAAAAATCTCCAAGAATACTCTTGGATGAAATACCATCTTCCTTCTGTTCTTCTTTTGCCTTCTTGGTCATTGTAGAAAATCCCTAAGTGTTTTTTTAGTTTTGATTTGAGCGTCATCTCCAACCTTTTCAGAGATTACTGGGCGCTCGATTACTTCTGGACGATAGTAAAATTGGTTCTTGTAGCTTTCAAGCTTTTTCTTGCCATAGTCAGAAAAGAACATTGCAAGAGATGCAATCTTTTCTGGAGGAACGAATTGCGAAAGAAACTCAATACCGTAGATAGCTTCAAGTCTCTTGAACAAGACCAACTCCTTGATCCAGAATTCTTTGCCAGCATTCTTAGGAATGTTGACAAAATTATTAATATAATTTCGCCTATTGATCCTTTGCTTCATAACCTAGCTTCACCGACTATACCCAACCTTGTCAAGTCTTTTAAGACTTATTTGCTGCGGCAGCAGATCCGAAATAAAATCCAGTAATAGCTATCAGGCACTGTCTAATCTCAGTAGTAATTAAATTACCAGATATTTCCACAAAAGCGGTTTTTGTCTTATCTGCTAGAAGTCCAAAAAGCCCACCGCCATCTTGATAACTTACCTCTAAGTAAGTTGGAATTCCGAGTATCGCCATCACAAATGGCGATATTACGATAGAGAATATTACGGACATCACGATCATACGTCTGATTACCTTGCCAAAATCAGCATCTCTATTCGCTGCTTTGTCAGCAGATTCGTCCTGCTTATCAATCGCGCTCATCATCCGGTCAAAGCGGTTCTTACTCTCTTCTGTCTTTAATGCAATTATTCTAAAAATAAAGCCTGTTATGGCCCCGCCAAACAGGCTTATGAGTTCAGTGGTCACACCACTATTTACACTTAAAGCTTGAAAGCTTGTATTGTAAGGGGGAACTTGTTAGTTTCTTTTACGAGTTCTAGCATTTGACTCGCAATGTTGCGAATCTCTACTTGCGCATCTTGTTTATTACGAAGATTTAAGAAGTGATAAAATGAGCGCCAATTAAACATTACGTCGCTAGTGATCTGGGTATTGTACCCCCGAAAGAATCGAGCAGACTCCTTAGCCCGTTTTCTAGTGAACCCAAAGTTCTTAACTAGATCATCTATGCACTTATGGTATAGATCCATCCCCCTCTCTGTGTGAGTAGATAGGATATCTTTCCAAGTATCAGGCCAATCTTCTGGGATTAGAAAATCATCCTCCTTGATTTCTTTGTATCTTGCCGATTCTCCGTTAACGGAAACCCCAACCCTATGCTTGATAAGGTGAATATGAGAAGCAATGTCAGTCTTAATCAAAAAGTGGAGTGATGACTTTTCAAATGGGGTGTGATGACCGTTTTCGGCCAGCATCTTGAGCAGATCCCCGATTCGGCCCTTTTTTTCTTCGTTGATATCGCGGCTGGTTGAAGTCCAAGCAGAACAAGCGTGAGTAAGATCGTCGCCATAGATACCGATTAGTTTAACTGAGTTTTTGTACATCGCCTCCTCCATTGTAGTGACTGTTGTAAGATTTTAGGATTGCGGAAAAGTATGCGGTATGTATATCGGGCTTGTCAAGGATATTTGCCAAGTATTTTTGGCAATTTTTAATTGATTGAATATAATTTTTATCGGTGCCAATCTTGACCATAAATTCTTGAATAGAGTATTCATCGACATAAATCACTCCCTGAAGGATATCGAACATATGGTAATACCAAGAAATCTCATCTTGATAAGATGGTGGACGCACGTAGATGCAAACTGAATTTGACTTCATAGCCCAAATCAATCTTTCCCAAGAAGTGGTGTTGCCATTTATATTTAAAATATATTTATATTTTAATTGGTCAGCAATACTTGTATAAGGCCCAGCAATCTCATCTTCAAATGGGAATTCAACAAAATTTGTTATCCTAGCATCTACCCGTGGATGGTATCTGTATCTTCTGCAAAGATTAATTCTTTGAACTGAGCCATTGTGCTTGGCACCAGTGTCTGAGCCGTAAAACACGGCCTTATCTAGTTTTTCTTCAAGTGGGGTGTCGATACTTTCTATATGATTGCATATGCTAACTACTCGCGGCAAATGAGAATCTGGAATACAGATGTGCGGACTATTTCTTGGGCGAGCGAAACAAAGTCGCGTTTCTTTTGAATCGTTTTGTGGACCATCGTTAAAATTCACAATAGCCTCAAAATTAAGATCGGATAAGTTATACTGCTTAATAGTCGCGCTCGTAAACTGGATAAAGAAATTCAATCTTATCTCGTCAATCCAATTTGACTTTCTTAAAACACGAACTCCATCCCTAGAGATGGAGCAGTGAATTTCGTTTCTAAAAAGATTTACGTCATTTAAATCTTTCTTAATATTTAATCTAGAATAATTAAATTCATTAAATACGCAGTAATTTAAAATGTGGTTCATTGAGCAAGATCATTCAGTGTCATTTTCTTTACGAGCTGAAAGAAACTTGTTTTTGGTTGCCAACCAAGTTCGCTTCTAGCAGTGGTGGAATCGCCAAGTAAAAGCTCAACCTCTGCTGGACGGAAAAACTTTGGGTCAATCATAACCATAGGAAGTCTGCTATCTTTGTTAATGAACACTTCCTCGGTCGTTCCTCTGTTACCTAGCCACTGACCTTCGATATCAGCCGCTGCAAATGAGAGTTCAACAAACTCTCTAACCGTGTGTGTCTCATCGGAAGAAAGTACGTAATCCTTTGGCTTTTCCTGATTTAGCATCAACCAAATTCCGTGAACAAAATCTTCAGCATCGCTCCAATCTCTTCTTGAATCAAGGTTACCAAGCTTTACGGCTTGAATGAAATTGTTTGAATCAATAGCTTTTTTAATAGATGCAACCCCTTTTGTAATTTTTCTGGTCACAAACTCAATTCCTCTGCGAGTGCCTTCGTGATTAAAAAGCCAACCCTGAACGGCATAAAGGTTGTAAGAGTCGCGCCACACCTTAACTACCTGTCTTGCCGCAGCCTTAGAAGCACCATATGGGCTTCTTGGTCTAAGAGGATGAAACTCAGTCTGAGGGCTAAAAGTCACATCGCCAAATTCTTCTGAAGAACCAGCGTTATAATATCTGCAATTTGGAGCAAACTTTCTGATAGCCTCAAGCTGATAAAGCACTGCCATGCAATTTGTTTGCATATGATTAACAGGCATCTCCCAGCTTGTTCCTACAAAAGAATTTGCAGCCAGATTAATGAAATAATCCGGCTTATTTTTGATAATCGCACTATTTACACTTTCTGGATCTGCGATATCAAGATCAATAAGTTTAAATCTTGGATCAGAAATATGGCTGATATTTTTGTGGTTAGACACGCTTAGTCTGCGAACCGCACCAAGAATTTGAAAGTCAGTGTTAGCCAAAAGATAATCGGCCATATGACTACCATCTTGACCAGTGACTCCAGTAATGATTACCTTTTTCATTTTAATTTGTAAATCCCTTGTAAAGTTTAACGTTTTCTTCGGAAAACTTTCTGATATTATTTTTACTTACATAAACGTCAAGGTATGAATTAAT